AAACGATCCATTAAGGACTCTTTGTTCAGGCCGGTGTCTTCGAAAGCATCCCACGTCTCACCGAGTGATGTATTGATAAACACTTGTAACTGTTCAGGTCCGCCCTTCTTGGCGCGCACAAAGTTGGTAGCGACTTCGCCAAGCGGCACCCATGGAGAGCACAACTCAGATAGATGAAACCCCTGATGCTTTACGCGCTCGGGATACGTTGAAACCCAGTAACCTTTTTTTAGATTGCGATAACGCTTGGCATCATCCCACCAGGCACCGCATTCCTGACATATGTAAACCGCTTTTTCCGGTTCACCCTTGGGCCAGTAGACTGTCTCTGTAGAGAAGTGAAGCTTGTCAGCGTGTCCGCATTCATGACAAGGCACGTGAAAGTAATTCTGAGACGATTCCGCGAAATACTTCTCTATCCGCGAAATGCCCTTAATCGTCGGCGTACTAACGCGAACGATCTTCTTATTCCCAACGAAAGTTGTTGTTCTTTTTTCCGCAAGCTTGCCGGGATCGCCCTCATCACCCGCACTAAACGGGTAGCGATCAACCTCATCCTGCAGAACAATTCTGATAGGCATGGACGCCAGAGACGCGGGGCTGTTAGCGCCTGCGATCTTCAACTGACCACCAGGGAAAGACTTTTTAAGGATAGTTGAAGAACTATCTTTTGACTTACCCGAGCCAATCAGTGGCGTTAAAACTTTGGTGTCGCGCGCCATAGGGGCGATACGATCTTTTGAAAAGACTTCTGCCATTTCAATTGTCGGCTGCACCATCAGGATCGGCGACGGGTCCTGATGAATGAAGTAACCTAATGCATTCAACAGGAATTCAGTCTTGCCCACCTGGGCGGAAGACATCACCGAAACTTCAACGACTTTAGGATCGCTCAAGGCGTCCATAATTCCGCGCTGGTATTCAGCTTTACTGGTGCGCCATTGACCCGGCTCAGCAGATGCCTCGCTTGATAACTGGCGGAATTGATCAGCCCATTCGCTAACCGTTAATGTCGGCGGCGGTTTGAATACGCCAAGCCATGCTTTGCGTACCTCATCAATCTGCTTCTTCGAAATCAACGACACTGGCCAAGGCCTCTAAATCTTCCAGCGCAAGGCGAATTTCAACTTCAATGATTTCCTTGCACTCGGCCAATGACTCAGAAGAAAAACATTCAGCAGCTGCCTTCTGTGGAACGCCCAACAATTTGGCGCGCACGTTACCAATTACAGCCTGACCAAGCGCGGCGACTTCCTCGACGGAAACCAGCGATCCCTGCAACACCGCTACTTCCAGCTCAGCCTTAAGAGCTTGCGCCCTGGCTTTGCGTAGGTTGGCACCTGTTAGGCTGTTGTTGTCTTCTGTAAGTGTGGAAAGTTCTGCGCGTTGCGATGGGTCAAGTTGCTGGCGATCATTTAAGATCGTATCGGCTAAGTCTTGATCAAATTTTTTTCCGACCCTGGCACTATCAAGAACACCATCACGAACCAGCTTTGAAACGCGCGCGGGACTAACCCCTCTATGTCGCGCTAGTGCCGCTTGCGTTGCTAGTGTTCTTTTTTTTCTTGCCATTGCCTTGGTAATAAAAAACCGGGGTCAGCTGACTTGATCAGCGACGCCCGGTGTTGGCGGCACATTGCTGTGCGCCTATTTTGACCCGCTTAAAATCTGGGGGTCAATCAGTGCACGCCGTGGTCGGAGCGGAGACAACCCTAACCACGGCGTGTGAGGATCGATTAACGACCGCAAACAGAAGTTTCTGGAGTGTTGGTTTGACACTTTTCATAGAACGGGGAAAGCTTGGAACAAGCAGAAGCAGAACCAGCAAGGAGAACCGCCATAGAGGCGACGAGAAGAAATTTTTTCATTGTGTAATCTTTCGGTAAATAATTGGAGACGCCCGAGAAATTCGCAGCGCTTAGTGCTCTTGAAAATACGCAGGCCGCCGCTGTTTATCTGGACGGCCTGCGTGAAATCGAAATGTATTTGATTTCTTAATTCTCAAATTTGCTTGGCGCTCAAAATTTGCTGCGCCTTTTTGATATGTAGGCATAGTATCATGGCTTTACCTGTTGTCAATATTTTTTTACTTGTTTAAGGTAATAATTATCAACTTATTAACCCCAAATCGCTATCATAATCTAGTCAGGTTTCGGGCAAGCGGCGACCCCGCGTAGGTTTTTACGGCCCAAAGGACCCGTAAAGCATTGATATCATTGAGACTTTGATGGTCGCCACCCCTAGTAAGGAGAGTCACTACTATTGATTGTGATGCCTGTTGCATTGATGACACAGTGACCTTGGGCTACTGCCTTGGCCTCTTCTTCTTCAATCGCTCGGTTCATGCGTTGCCTCATCATCCTCATGATTGGGCTGTCGCTGTTGTTTGGCGTGCTGCATACGAACGCTGACACTGGTCTGTTACGGCTTACGTTTGTCAACTCATGTAGCGTTAGCTCTAATGATCCAATGATCTCTCTTGCTTCTCTCTCAGCTCTATCAACTATAAGCTCAACATACTGAACCATTGACCTGTTAGTGCCATCATTGTCCACACACTGCTTGTCTGTCATCTACTTGCCTTTAGTCGTTGGCATGGGTGTTATGGGGTGGGTGTTCAAAACCCCAACTCAGGGAACAAGAGTGACTGCTGGCGGGACTTGCTGACAGCCCGCTTGTTGTACTCCGCGACCAGATCGGCGATGCTCAACTGAAGTACATAGCCACAGCCCTCGCACCAGCATCGACAATACCGCCAGTGACGCGACCAATTCGTACGTTTGTCGTGCTCACCACCGTTTAGGCAAGGCGCTTGGTCGACGTCATAGTCGAAGCTGATGCAAGTCTTGAATGTAAAGACCTTGTCACAATCGCCGCACGACTGTTGATAGATAGCGTCTTCGTCGTAGCCGTAGCCATCGTCGTGATTGATTTCTTGGCCCTCGTCGCAATAAGGGCAGTAAACGTCAGTCATGTTTTCCTCTCCAAATACCGTCGCGCCATTCCTCAACAAAGTATCGATCTTGCGCTAAGGTTCTCACGATAACGCCCGCGCCTCCGCTCTACCCTGCAACAAAGCAAACGACATGACGATCAATCGAACGTCAGCTTCACAGTCATGCAACGCATTGTGAGCGACCATGTCAGGATCTGAATAACGCGCTTCCCGGATTGTCGCCAACCCATCAACACCACACACAGCAAGAACCACACCTTCAAGCGTTCTGATGTCTCGTGCAGCATTGTACTTCCACGGGACAGACATGCGCAGCTGCTTACAGATGTTGTTCATGAACGCTATATCGAAGTCAGTGCCACGACACCAAACCCACAAGTCACCACCTTTGCGACCGTGCACCAAGCCGCACCAAACCTGCAGCTGCCTGATCGCATCAACATGATGCATTCCAAGTTGATAGGCCGTATCAAGGCCCACCTGGTCGCCATTGATCTCTGTCCACTTGACGGTGCTGTCATTAACTTCACGCCCCATGGCGATCTGATCTATAGGCCTCAAAAGCTTATTGAACGTTCGTTGCGAGCCACCGATCTCAATCGCAGCTATTTGCCAAATCACAGAGTCAGGCGACGTGCCAAGGGTTTCGATATCTAAAACAATACGCGTGTCACCCTCACTGATGAATGCAAAGGGGTCATTCACATACGTCTTCATAAACGGTTCGTCGAAGTTACCGTGTGCAAGCGGGCTATTGATGATCTCTGTTTCACGTAACGTGTCGAGTGTTGTTCCGGTCATTGTATTCTCCAAGGTCTGATTGGTTGTTGACCGTTCTTTATATAATTACGCTACCTGTTTCAAGTATTTATTTACATTTTAACAGTTCTAGAAATCCATAATGAAACCAATAGATTTCTAGAAATCAATAGGACTAATTTAGCACCCTTTAAAACAAAGTGAGTTAGAAATCTATAAATCAATATAGAAATCTATTACAAATCTATGAAGGGGCAAAGGGGGAACATTGGCTGTAACTTACTGTAATATATAATAATAATATATATAATATATAGAAATCTATAAATCTATAAGGGTAGTCTCTCTCTCCTCAATTCTCCTCCTCTCCCACTCCCTCAGAGAGACCCATATAGATTTCTATAGATTTATAGATTTCTAGTTTTTACCTGAAACGAGTAAATTTATCTTGACTGAATTACTTGCTTCAGGTAAATCCATATTCATATTAACTAACTGGGCGAAACCAGCATGAAAACGATCAAGCCGAGTATCCTGAAAGAGGACACGTGGCACATCAAAGACAACTGGTCAGAAGACTCTTTGACCATGGCGGCCGCAACGGCGCTGAGACGCTTAGAGGCTCAAGGCCTAGCGTTATCGTGGGCACACGACATGAACGCAGGCGAACGATCACCAGCTGAATCAGCCAAGGCTAAAGCAATGGGGCTTACCGCTGGTGAGCCTGATTTACGCATTTACCTTATGGGCGGTCGCATTGTTCACATTGAGCTTAAGACGCTTAAGGGTCGCACGAGTGAAGCCCAGACTGTGCGTCACGCCAGACTAATGGCGCTCGGTCATGAAGTGTACCTAGTACAAGTCGGCACGCCCATGGAAGCTTATTTGCAGGTCATGGCCATTGCAATGGCTCACGTTGTGGACACGCCAAAACACGTATCGATCTTACTTAAGGAAGCCAGCAAATGAGCGACACAATAATCATTAGCTTGGGCTGTTATGCAGCTGGCGGCATCCTTAACCTCGTATTGTTCAGTTTTCTCATTGATGGCTTTAAAAGGGCCTGGCCAGACACAGTCAAGGAATTTGGAAAACCGCGAGCCGTGTTGGTCTATGCCAGTGTCTTTGTCCTTTGGCCCGTCTGGGTTGCCTTTCTCTTGTTTGAGTTTCTGCGCCTCGTGTGGCTCGAAGTGAGGAACAGATAATGCCTGAAGAAACCAACAAACATTACGGCGCTCGTGTATTTCAAACGCCCGGTT